GGGGTAACAAGAATATTACAATACCTATTTCATTACTGCAAAATACATTTTTTACAACATCTGATAAAACAAAGTATTTAGAAACCCATAAAGCATCTCTCCAATCAGATCAGAATTTCTTGCAGGGAATGTTTAATTACATGAGTTCATTCAAAGCTGTATGCTCTTCAAACATGACACAAGATATATGGAAATCTATTAGGCCTGATAGCACAATTTCAGTTGAACATATGGAGCATAGTGATGATTATAGTCTAATTGTGACAACAAAATCATTGGAAGAATTAGAAGAGCTTAGAACACTGCATAGAATGGTTATGAAATGCCATGGTTTCAATGATTCTGTGAAAAAGACCAATACTCAACAATTTTTAATGGAATTTATCTCTTTAGTATCATTGAATGGACACATGACATATCCCCATATAAAAAAACTTAAAGAATGTGGCATGAACTTGGGATGTACTGGATACAGAGATGATATGGATGGAGCAATGTCAAGAGTTGGTGAATCTGTTAGGGTCGGGACTATCCTCACATCATCTTATTTTATGCAAAGATGTCATATTGCAAATGTTTGTAGATCTTATTCACTATTAGAGGGACAGCGTAACAATACTATGGGGATAAAAGAAATGTGTAATTTACCTGTTGAAATGTTTGGCATTCCAGACACTCATCCCATATTTTCATTGTTATGCAAAGGTTCCACAAATAATTACAGATTATATAAGTATGGTGGCGATGTTGTTCACACATTCCTGATAAATGATAGTGTTCACATAATGGATAATGCTAGCATATTAAGAAATCTATTTATAATTGAAAAGAAAGAAACAGACGATAGGAATTTGTCGAACACTGTTGACTTTACAGAAGGAGTGAGGCTTTTCCATCCTAGATATACATTTGACCAAGAGAATAAACTCATTAAAAAGATAAGATCAAAAGTTAAGATGTCTTTTGAAGAAAATTTGGAATTTTGGCAGAATCATAAGTCATACAATTTTGTGAAGCCAAAAAATAGAGATCTATTAATTGATTGGATGAGAGCAATGTATTTTCGGCACAGCTTTGCAATGGCTTATAGTAGAAATTCCAGAGCACAGGTTACACTTAGACTATCAACCTATACAAGTAAAGAGTGTTGCGTAGTAAATCAAGACGATGATGGTAATTTAACGTATGAATCTATACTAGGATACATGGAAAGATTTTTGAGTAACACACTTCCTATCAAGCATAAGGGGTATAGTCCAGTGTCTGATAGTGAATGGTTAGATATAGAAAAATCTGCAATGAATTCTGATTCGACTGTGTCATCAATTCAGAGTTTTTTCAGAGACTCAAGGATATTACCGCATGGGAGCCACACTAGAATGACAATATCAACACTAACACCTCCAAAAATAAATTGGCTAAATATTGATAATTCTGCAAGTTCATTATCACAATACATGTTCAACTATGATGACTTTTTAAAAGACATGAGAGAACATAAGGGGCTTCCTTCATTAAGTGCTGATCAATCTGTAATAGAAAATTTTTATGGTCGAGAAATGAATGATGATGTAGAGCTCAGTACAATAAAATCTGTTTACACAGATATAACATTGTCAAAAGATAAAAGAAACCTATGTATGTCATATTCAAATAATTCTCAAACTTTGGAAGATTTTCTAAGTAGTCATATAGAATTTGGAAGTATATACAAAAAAAGATTCCAGGTAGTTACATCAGGTGTTAAAGAAGCTGTAAATCCACACTCTGGTGAGAAGTATTACAGAAAATTCAAATCCACCACAAAAAATCCAAATAGAGCTCTGATTGATGATGCAGCATTATTATACTCTGTACTAAGACATTCTTCACAGCTTGATCCTGATTTGGTAAGGAGAATACTAAATACTCTTGAAATAAAAGACATAAATGATACTGAAAGTCCACCACATACATTCAGTGACTTAATGCAGAAAGGGATGCAAGATTTAAAAATTATGGGATTTCCTATTGGTGAAATGAAAACATTTGCATTCATGAAAGCGTTTATGTTAAATGATAGTACTGATATAACTAGGCTTGCAAGTGATAACTTAATGTTCTCTTACCAATATGAAAAGTTGTCTGGAATTAAAGCTACTATATTTTCAGAGTCTGTAATATTCAATTATCAAAATTGTATGTTTAGAGGACTAAGGGTTGGTAAAACATCTCATATTATTTTAGAAATTGATAATGAAAAAAGGCATTTGCTGACAGATGCGTATCTAATTGCACAGAAATTATTTGGGGTTATAACACAGTCTCAAATGGAGAAAACAATATCCACAGTGACAATAAAAGGTCTAATGTTTTCTAAAAATATTAAGAAATTAGGCGAATTGATTCACGATGTAGATTTAGCTCAGTATATAAGATCCTCAAACACCCAGTCTTCTCTCATTGAAGATCCTAAAACAAAACATTGGGGTTTTAAGTATAATTCTATAGATGAAGTTGGGATGTCTCTGTTCTTCTTTATTGGGGAAATTGAACCACCAAGTGTTGGCCAAAACGAACAAATAAACAAGACAGTCTCAGTAGATTGGGAACAAAATTCAGTGTTTATGGGGACTAAGAAATTGTTTACATTGCCTGTTTTAGCCTGCCAACAATCAAATCTATCATACATAAGGTCAGACGTGGAAATAAATGGGCTTTATGTTAACTGGTGGCTTCAAGAGAGTAGGCTAAGAAATTTTGTGCATGAAGACGAGATTTCAATTACAAGAGATGTTTTCGAACAAATAGGAGGCTTTAAGTTAAGTAGTGAAAGCTTCATGTTATCTTTATCTGGTGCACGCAATTTTGAGCGACTTGTACATCTTCCAAGTATAAAACTGTTCATTAATAAGGATGAAGTTATAGACAAATTAAAGCACAGAATAAAAAAGACAAGGATGAATATTGAAGAAGCACGAGAATATGACAACCAAGTTGAGGCTAAGAAGAAGGACATTGAGAGAATCAGACAAGAAAAAAATAAAGGCAAACTTAAGAAATCTAACAATAAAATTCAATCTAAGGAGAGTTCTGATGCTGAAGGTATAGTTAAGGCTGAAGGATTAGATGAAGAACTCACACTTTCTAAGAAAATAAATTGGGCAGATGCTTTTAGTTCAATGGGTAATATTGGTGCTAGTTTATCTAAAATGATTGCTGATAATGAAGAAAATTCACGGTCAAGCGATGAAGAAACTGATAATAATGAACAACTGGGACCTGGAATGCACACCTTAGGAGGAATGACTTTTAATTTTGAGGAGCCTTTTGATGATGACGATTATCCATTTAATGAGTATGATGGGATCGATATGACAGTTAACGAAGTTGGTGATCTTAGTACAGAGGCATTAACTGCACTTATCAATTTAGAAGGAGGTCTCAATCCAACATTCAAAGTGGTCGATATAGAAGATGATTCAGACAAGGAAGATTTTGATAAAGATTTTATTAAAGAAGGCGAATCTGATGGGTCAAACAAAAGTGAACATGATGGTAACAATGAACAATACCTATCATTTAAAGAATTCCAAAACATGGTTCCAAAGATTGAAGCTAGAGACATAATTTTCACATCAGGTAAGAGTCATTCCACTCAAAAATTGCGGCGACTTGGAGAACCAACTCAGTATCTTATAAGTAAGAACTTTATTGATGACTCAACTCTATCGGTAATCAAGGTAAAAGACAAGGTTGCCCTTCTATACAGGTTAAAATCTATGTTAGAACTAGCTGACTTTCTCAGTGATCATGAATTATTATTGTCTTTAACATTACTTTCTAATATATTAAAATCGTTATCCTCTAGAGATGAATGGAGTATTTCTGAAGACTATATACTTACAATTGGAGAAGAGTCTGAGGTTAAAATCATGATAAAACATTGTGGTCGACTTACTGATGAGCAGGCTACTAAGGTTATTGATAAAGGTGGAAGGTTCTTTGTTAACGAAGGAAAAGGAATTTATCACATACCACTGCCAGAAGAAAGAATTCTCAAGTTGCTAGATAATATTATGGATTCTTTAGATGTTTTTCGATTCTTTAATATACGACCTTTAGAAGATTGTTTCTTCAGACTGTATAAGGAGCCATTTAAAAGAATCGGCCTTGTCTCAACAATAATTTCAGAGCTCATTTAATTATCTTTTATTTTAAAGAGATGCAAAATATATTTAAAAAATTAATGTTCC